GTGGAATGCACGGTTTCCAACTTGGCAACGAGAGCTCCATGAGCTCTATTACAAGCGTGTTGCAGCTGACTGGTATCACCAATATACTTTGTGTTACCGGAAAAACTTCACAAAGGTTGAGTCTCAGCTTAAGTCCCGCTTTGATGATGGCGATGAGTTTAAACCTCGCAACATCAGTTCAGCAACCACTGAACGTAATGTGATCCTTGCTCCACATGTGTATCAAATGCACAGTTTTCTGGCAAACGACTGCTGGAATTGGCGCAAAATGCGTGGCATGACTATTGCCACAGGGATCACCGATGCAGTGGAATACGCAACTCACCTGCGGTCAGTGTTTGATAGTATGGGTGAGCCAAATGTGATGCACACGGATGCTAAGATGTTCGACACCACCTTCCATGAACTTGCTCTCAAGTTTGAAAGTGTTCTTGTCGCTCTTACCGGTGCTCCACCCCTTGTCACGAAGGTCATGAACAAAGGTATCCGCAAACGCGGAAGAGCCAAATTTGGCATCCAATACACTGTTCTTGGCACCCGTGACAGTGGCGATCCTCAGACTTCAGATGGGAATACTTTGCACCGCAATCTCACTGAAGCCTTCGCCATTTGCCGGTCAGCAGGTCTCACTGCTGCCCAGTTTGTTGCTGGCTGTTATCAGGCTGGCTTGGGGGATGATGGCCTCACGTACGTCTCACGTTTGTGGGATGTGTCGGGTGTGCCTTCCATTTTGCGGCGTCTTGGTCTAGTGCCCAAGTACAATCTTGCCACTGGTCCTTTCCGGTTCTATGATGCTGATTTCCTTTCATGCCACTGTTATCCAGTGGAACTGGAAGATGGCACTGCTGTCCATGTTTTAGCTCCGAACATTTGTCGTGCTTGGAGCAAGTATGGATGGTTCACGCGGCCACCTGCGGGTGTGCCCTTGTCTAATTTGGTGCGTGGTGATGCGATTGGCAGATGTCGCGTCTATGTCGGTTTGCCTTTTTTGAGAATCTTGAATGCCAGGACACTCGAGCTCACCGCAACTTGTGAAGCACACACGGTGCGTTACATTTTGTCCCATGACACTCATAAACGTATTCGGCCTTCTGATGCGACATATATGATATTCATGCATCTCTATGGCCTTACACGTGCTGACGAAGAGGATTTTGCCAGGGCTGTTGCTACAGTCCCTTCCCTTCCTTTTGCCGTCAACTTCCCACCTATGTTACCTGGCTGTCGCCGTGATGGCACTGCCGAGTATGGTGTGGAAGATGTCAATGGCAACTGGATTGCTTCTGATGAAGTCGTCGTCCACCGGCCTGACGGAACTAACCACACCGTCATCCACCCACTGAAAGCCCAACAGGCTTGGTTGAGGAGAAATAGGGTCCCTGCAAATGTGACCGTTCCCCGTTCAGTGGATCCGACTGATGAAGTTGATGAGAAGAAACAGCATGATGAAATTGGCCCTCTTGCCAATGTCCTGGCCCCTGCTGTGGTTGCCGACGACCCTGTTGTAGGCAGCTACCAACACTGGCTTACTTTGCCCGTTCAACCTATTGATCGGGCTGCTGTTCTACATCCTCAGGCCGTAGTTCGCCCCACCATCCCCATCGACACTGCCAACCTTGTTGTGTTGTCGGGTGATGCTCTTCATTCACGTCTTTCACATGTTGGACTCTCTTTGTCGGCTGCTTCCAATGCCGGCATTCGACCTGCGGTTTCCAAGGACATTTGGCATGTCCGTGGGCTGTATGGCAATGAGTAGTCCTTTCTTTCGTG